AATTATCATTTGATGCCTGTCTCAACGCATTATATTTTACTTTATCAATATCTGAAAAATCTGGATTTAATATTTGTTCATTATTTGCGTCAAGTATAAATAAACTTTTTCCAAAATAAGTTTCTGCAACTTTTGAAAAATCACCTTCATTAAATAAAAATGTTGGAGATCCACCTAACGTATAATCTCTAAGAGCTGTAGAAGATAATTCTTGTGTCATCTCAGGTTGCTCTTTAGTTTGATCTACTTTTACATCAGTAGTTTTCATAGCAGAATCTTTCTGATCTAAATTTAATTTTGACAAATAATTATTTGCAGTCATGATACCAATTTTACCCTGACCTTTAGTTAATGATCGTACAGAATTTTCAAAGTCACTCATAAAATTTCTTTCTCTAATATTTCTTCTGCTCTGTATAGTGCCATCACCAAAATATGCTTTTTCTAATTTTTTAAGATCTAATTTTTGATTACCTAACATTGTTTGAAAAGTTTTTAAATCATATATACCATTAATATCAGCTATTTCTGCAGCATTTTTATTATTATAATAAGTTTCTATTTGTTTTAATCCTTTTTGATTTTTTCTTTCTTCTTCTCTAAACTGTGGTAATTTATTAGTAAAAAAATCATATTGTACTTGTGATACTAAATCACCTAATTGTTTATCAGCAGCTGCTTTTTTTTCTAATCCCTGTGATAAAAATCCTTTTAAAACTCCTCTTGCAAATGACACTACTCTTGTACCTCCTCATCTTCTGGTTCTGGTTTTGACATTAGTCCTATTTGTTTAACATCTGTTTGTATACTTTTAACAGTTTTTTCAAAATTTTCGTTAGAATCTTTTAATTTAGCTATCTCACTTATTTGTTTATTATTAGTTATATCTTGTAATGATAATTTAATATTTTTAACATTACCTTTCATACCTATAGAAAGTATCATTTTCATAACTGGTTCTGTAATTATAAAAGCAACATCAGGTGTAAATTTACCTTCCATAAATCCAGCAAATAAAATTACTCTACCTAGTGCCTCAACGGGCACACCAGCATCTAGCATACCTAAAACTTGTTCTATAAACTCTTTTCTATGTAATGTTTGCCATATATACTCTGACGCTTCTTCTGCAGTTTCATACAGTGGTGGATGTTCCCAAGGATAATTACCTGGCTTATCTGTTAATGATTGCCCTGGCACTGGGGCATCTAATGGATTATTATTACTTTCTTCGTATTCTTTTTTCATGTTTTCCTTATGCTATATCTTCAAAATATTTTCTTCTTACTAAATATCTGTTAAGTCTATATTCCCAATCACTATTTAATTGTGCAGCATTTTCAGCACCTGGCACTCTCTCAGTTGCCCCAGCAAATCGTGCTTCTTTACCGCCTACCATATAACGACTAAGATTAGGGGGCGATACCATCATTCCACCACTAGTTGCCCCACTGCTACCCATTAAACTAGCACCTAATGCAGTTCCTATTTTTCTACCTGTTGGTCCAGCTACTGATCCACCAATCCAACCAGCTGTTCCAACTAAAGCTACTTTAAATATATCTTTTAATTTCACTATTAACCTCCCGATGACATATTAAATATTTCAAATCCAAATCTACCTATTAATTCATATAATGCATCTTTAGATTGTTGATCTTGTAAATCTAATGCTGTTGATCTTTCTAGTGCAGCCATAGCTAAATTATGATTTCTATTAGCAGCATTTTGTGAAGATGTATTTACCCAAGATGCTTCATCTCTCCACTGTTGCCACGCAGATGCTAAAGCCCAATTAGATATGTTTAATAAATTTTGAGCATTAGTTTGATTAGCTGCGTTTATTGCTGCTGTGTTAGCAGTATTAAGTGCTCTTCTCCAAACTACATTTGATTGATCAATCTCTCTTTGATTTTCTACATTAAACTGATCTCTATTATTTTCTAGTGTTGCGTTAAATTCATTTATGGCTGTTTCTCTTTTTGCATTTGCTTCATTAACGGCAACTAAATTTTGTGCATTTAATGCATCTATTTTATTTTTTTCTGCTGCTGTAAATTTATTCATAGCATCTAATCTAGCAGCATTTTGATCAGAAATTTGTGTTGATAATTTATCGTAAAATTGATTTACTTGATTTTGACTAGTAGCATTAAATTGATAAGCAGCATTAGCAGCAGCTTGGTCTGATAATAAAAATGTTTGTCTAGTGTTTATATTAGATAAATTAGTTTGCTGCCTATTAGATAAATTAGCCATATCCATTTTTAAATATGACTCTGCATTTAAAAGAGCTGCTTGCTGGTTATTAGCTAAATTTTGAAATATCATTTGCCTATATGCATCAGCATCAGCTTTTGCAATAGGTATGGCAGAATTCATTATACCCTCTGCTAATGCTTCAGCAGCCATAGAGCTAGAACTCATACCTCTATTAGCCATTGCAGCTTCTGTGGCTTTTGCAGCACCTCTAGCAAATACTGGTAGAGGATTACCAGATTGTACAGCTTGTGTTATTTGATTTTGTAAACTTTCTAATTGACCTTGAGTAGTTGCAAGTGGTGTTATAGCACCTTGTGCAGCAATCATAGGTTGTGATACTGTGCCTTGTGCAGCAGTAGCAGTTGGTATTGCTCCAGCTACTTGTGCAGCTGTAAATTGTGAAGCAGTTTGTGGTGCAGCAGCAGTTGCAGCAGTACCAGCCACAGCTGTTGGTGTTGCTATAGTTGGTGCTACAGGTGCTGTTGCAGCAGCAGCTTGTAACCCTGGTGTTAAACCAGGAGTTGCCATTAATTCATTTACACCAATATTTTGTAACTGTGGTGATATAGTTGTACCCACAGGTAGACTAGCCTGACCTAACAAACTATCAATTAAAGTTACAGCTTTGGCACTACCTGTTTGTTCTTTTTGTGCAGGTGTTAATGTGCCTTTTTGTAAAACAGTATCTACGGGTGTAGCTGGTGTTGTAGGCGGTGTAGGTGGTGTATTTGTTGTTGTAGTTGTTACCATTATCTCCCCTGTCTATTGTATTTTTTATACATTCTTTTTTCGTCTTTGTTTTTTGATTTTTTGTGTACCCGTGGTCGTTTTTTAGGCTTTGGTCTTTCAACGTATGCCTTAAACTTTTTAGCCATTATGGTTTAGTTGGCCACGTAGCGTTTTCACATTTCTCTACAGTATCTTTACCTGCAGGTAAATCTCTTAATTCTTGTCTGTATGTCTTCATGTCGTCTGATAAAGTATTATCAGATAAAGCCAAGTAATCAGTCTCAGCAAGAAGTCTATTTCTTTTAGCTCTAAGATTAGCTAAAGCTCTAGCAGGGGCTGCGTCTGCCCATGCTTGTTCTTCAGCATCTCTAGCTGCTTCTTCTTCAGCTGTAAACTGTACTCTATTACCGTTTATATTATGATATCTTGGCATTGTGTTTTTCTCCTTAATTAATTCCGTATAGGCAAATATCTCCAGCGTCTATAGTGCCCGCAGACATTTTAAATTGAACCCTTGTTAATGCAGTTGTAGTATTAAAATATCCAGCTGAAAAAGTATTTGTTGGGCCATCATCATTAGCAATGCTGGCAGAGGTGCCTAAAAAATGTTTTACAAAAGTTGTATCCGCTGGATTAAATATTCGTAAAATTCCTGAAGCTGCTTGATCATTATCATTACCTATTTGCTGTGATACCCTTTGAAAAGAAGTTCCTTGTGCCTGATCTCCAGATGTAATGTATGAAAGACCAGTAGAACTTCCATCTTCAAAATGATATGCTGTAAAATAAGATGATGTTATAGTTTGGTTATAGTTTGTGTTTGTCCCAGTATCTGCTTGAAATGTTAAAAATACTCCGTCATTTGATGGGTGTATATCTTTAAACGTAAACACATATTCTTTGTAAGTAGAGTCAAAAACCACATCACTAGAGCCATTTAAAAAATCTAAAGTGCTGCTAGAACTAGCAGTCAATTTTTTAATAAACACCATAGATCCAGTATTTAAAGATCCAAAAGTTGTAACCGATCTAACTGCTCTATCATTAAGTGTAACTATGCTCATTATGAATCCTTTAGTCCGTATAGTTTTATTGTGCCAGCGTCTATGTTACCACTTTCCATTTTAAATTGAATAGCATCTATCGCTGATGTTGTGTTAAAGTATCCAGCAACAAAATCATTAGAAAGATAATCCCCATTATTTAAAGAACTTCCTGTATATATAAAATGTTTTACGAATGTCGTAGATGATGGATTAAATAAAAATAATTCACCAGAAGCACTTTGATCATTATCATTACCAATATTGTTTAAACTTAATGGTTGAAACCCAGTTCCTTGTGCTAAATCACTAGAAGTATTATAAGAAAAAGAATTTGCATCTCCTTCAGAATGTTCTGCATCAAAAGCTGTAGTTGTTGCAGTTACACCATAACTTGACCCAGTATTAGTTGAACCTTGAAATGTAATTTTTTGACCATCTGTTGCTGGGTGAGTATTTATAATTTTAAATAAGTAAATAGGATATGTGTTATCCAAGACTACATCACTACTACCATCTACAAAAGACAACGTAGAACTAGAGCTAGCAGTTAAAGTTTTAATATGTGTTAATGATTCGGCTGCCCCAGGTATAGCTGAGATATTTCTAATGCTTCTGTTGTTATAAGTTACAATTGACATTACACAACTCCATACATTTTGATTGTTCCTGAAGCTATAGTTCCCGCTGACATTGAAAATTGAACAGCGTTTACTGCAGATGTAGTATTACAATACCCAGCAACATATCTTTGCCAACTATAATCTCTTGCTTCGTTTTGGTGAAACAAAGAGATAAAATGTTTAACAAATGTAGTTGATGATGGGTCGAATAGATGAATTATTCCAACAGCAGATTGGTCGTTATCTGCACCTATGCTAGCACTTACTCCTGTTAAGTGTTGTGTTCCAGTTCCTTGTGCTAAATCTCCACTAGCACTGTAATTAAGAGATGCATCATTACCAGCTTCATTGTGGTATGCTTCAAAATTTGTTGTAGTTTTTGTAACATTATAGTTACTTCCGCCATCTGCACTAAAATTTATTAAAAAACCTGCATTTTCACTTGGATGAATATCTATAAATTTAAAAATATACTCTTTATAAGTAGAATCTATATTACTAGTAAAACTTATGGTAGCACTAGAGCTAGCAGTTTGTGTTTCTAATAATACTAAACTACTACCAGAGACCCCTGAAGGGAGACTAGTAATGGATGCCATGGATCTGTCATTGCATACATTGATTGACATCTATTATCCTTTAGGGTTATCGTCTTTAATCTTTTTAATTCTTGCTTTCCATGCGTCTATATCTTTATAGATCTCATCGAGCTGATCCCCTATGTCTCCATAGGCAGCTTTTCTTGTAGCCCTGACTGCATTATTAGATTCTTCAGTATTACCTGCAGTTTCATACTCTGCTATTTTAGAGTCATCAGGTTTAGTAAAACTATAAGTCCAAGTTTTAATATAATCTCCTGACCCATCATTTTGTAGGGATACTTTATCATCATCCCATGTATCAGAATTATCTTCTATATAAAGTTTTGTTTTTGTAAAAAGTGATGCCATAATTTATCCTATGTTATTAATTTAAATGCTTGAAATAAACATTGATTATCACCACTATTAAGGTTTATACTTGATCCTGAGTTTTGCTTAGTATAGACTTCTAGATAATCGTCTGCATCTAAATCAAATATTCCATTTACTTCAGTCATTTTGTCTCTACCTGTGCTACCAACAGTTCTAGTTCTATGACTTATTGAACCAGTACCGCTTCCATTTTTATATATGTAAACATCTTGATATTTATCATCTGCATTAGCATCTGCATAACTTAGTTTTGCTGTAACATGATATTTTCCAGCAACAGCGGGGGTAAATCTATAATTTGTGCTAGGATCATATGTTCCATCTGTGTCAAAAGTTTCAGAATTAAATTGTACTTTTGTTGCTGAAGAATTTGAAATACTTTGATTACTGCTCATAGTAGCTTGAAAGGCTGGAGTATTTTTACCACCTACCAAAGATACATCTATTCTTTTAATAGTTCCTGCATCTGATATCAGTAGTTCATCAGTATCATCTGGACTGCTAGTTAAAGCTGTTTGCCCTGAGATAACATCATTATTTAATTTAGCAGCGGTGACAGTGTCATCCGAACCT